AATCAAATAGATAATAGAAATTTTCTATCACCTATTGGGTTTAATTTTAATCTTTCAAAAGTACCTAAAGTTAATTTCTTTTGTAATTCTGCAAGAATACCAGAACTCACTTTAGGAACAGCAATACAACCATCATACTTAAAAGATATTGATGTACCTGGTGATAAATTACAATATGGTGATTTATCTTTAAGATTTTTAGTTGATGAAGAACTTGAAAATTATATGGCTATTCATAATTGGTTAACTGGATTGGGATTTCCAGAAACTCCTCAACAATATAAAGACGAAAGTACAGTAACTAATCAAAATTCAAATAGAATTGGTGAAAGAGATATTAACGAAACTTTTAGTGATGGCTCATTAGCGATTTTAAATAGTAACTATAGAACAAGTGCTGTTGTAAAATTCTCTGATTTATTTCCTGTATCATTAACTTCTTTAGATTTTGAAGCAACGGATACGGATATTAACTACTTTACAGCAGAGGTACTTTTCAAGTATACTGTATATAATATATTATCAGCAGACGGTAGAACTCCTTTATGAATCTTGAACAAATTCAGGATATGTGGCAGAAAGATTCTGTTATTGATCCTGATAACTTACATGATGAATCACTAAAAATTCCACAATTACATTCCAAGTATTATACTCTTTATAATACTATTACTCTTTTGCGTGAAAAAGCAAGAGAACAATATAGTAAAATTAAATTAGAAAGATATAATTTCTATACAGGAAAGGCAACAGCAGAGGTATATGCTAAAGAACCATTTCCATATAAAGTTAGGGAAAAAGAAGCAATACAAAGGCATTTAGAGGCAGATGATAGATTAACTAAAATTGATCTCAAGATAAGATATTATGATGCTACTTTAAAATTTCTTGAAGAAATTATAAAAAATGTTTCAAATAGGACTTATCAAATTAAAAATGCAATTGAATGGAATAGATTCCAAGCAGGAATGTAATAAATAATTTTTTAAAACTGTGAGGGAAGGAGTCGAACCTTCAAGTCCCACCAGAGCAGAACATCAGGGAAACAGCCTGACACGTTTACCAATTTCGTCACCTCACAATGGGATCCCTAGTCAGGGATCGCTTGCATAAGACGTTGGACTCCTATTCCTCCACCACTTCTAGGGAAGAAATCAAATGATAAGAACTCTTCTAGTTCTTTCTCTACTCTTTCCTTACCAAATAATTTGTAAAGTAAATTAGCATATTCACCATCAGAGATAGTATGGAATGTATCACGCATCTGTTCTTTATCAGTGCTACGTTCTGCACTACCAATAGTTTCCATACCATTTAAGATTACATCAATCTTCTTACTGGTTACACCATCATCATACCTTGCCATATTCCAGAAAGGTGATGTCCACTCAGGGAACTTAGTAATCATACCACGACCAATTTTCTCTTCATGTTCGTGCTCAAGTTCTTTAGTATTATATTGATTAGTCCAATCATCATAAGTATTGATGTTCTCTGGATCTAATGGTATTCCAAGATATTCACATAATTCAATCTCCATCTTTTCAAGTTCTTCTACACCTCCATGCATTTCAAATTCAAACATAGGGAAGATAGTTTCGTGTCTACCTGGTACTGGATTTGGTTCTGCTCTATAGGAAGTTGATAGGCAGAAGAATCCTGGTGCTTCAGGGTTTTTAAGTAATTCATACTCCAACCACATCTGTCCTGTTTGTGGTAGAGGCCACACATCACCACTATAATTATAGGTTGCTACTGTTTCTGGATCTTCACAGGCAGCAAGTATACTTAAACGATTTTGAGTATGGACTTCATAGAAACCTTTGGCCAAAAAAAAGGAGCGTAAACGCTCCAGTGTCTTGGTATATTTCTTTGGTTCAATCAAGCTTGTCATTGATTTTGGTCAAACTAATTTATTTAGCATTTTGGTATCTTACTAAATATCTCTATATGAACACTATGTCATGTCACATTTGGTTATATCAAAAAAGAATGAGGTATCTTTGCGTGTTCAAGCAGAACCTCATGTTTATTATGAATTAGCAGATCAGTTTACTTTTGAAGTACCTGGTGCAAAGTTTTCACCTGCATATAAAAAGAAATTTTGGGATGGTAAGATAAGACTGTTTAATATTAAGACTGGAGAAATATATATTGGTATATTAGATAGAGTTAGTTCAATTTTGTAAAGATCATGGATATACTTACGAATTTATAGAAAGTAAGTATTATGGTCTTCCTTTTGAAGTCAATGAAATGATTTCAAAAGAAGGTGTTAAAGATTATATGACAGCTATCTCTAAATATAAACCTAGAGATTATCAAATTGAGGGAGTATACGATGCTCTAAGACACAATAGAAGACTATTGCTAAGCCCCACTGCCTCTGGTAAATCTTTGATGATTTACTCAATAGTGAGGTACTTCGTAGAGCAACGGAAAAATACATTGATAGTTGTTCCAACGACATCTCTGGTAGAGCAGATGTATAAGGACTTTTCGGATTATGGATGGGACGTTGGTTCATATTGTCACAAAATTTATGCGGGTAAAGAAAGAGAAACAGAATCTCAAGTTATTATTACGACCTGGCAATCTATCTATAAACTTCCTAGAAAATATTTCCAAAGATTTAATGTAGTAGTAGGAGATGAGGCTCATCAATTTAAGTCTAAATCCTTAGTATCTATTATGACTAAATTGGGAGATGCAAAGTATAGATTCGGTTTTACTGGAACATTAGATGGATCAGAAACACATAAGTGGGTTTTAGAAGGTCTTTTTGGCCCATCCTATAAAATTATTAAGACAGATGAACTTATGAAGAAAGGTCATTTGGCTACATTGGATATTAATGTGCTTCTATTGAAACACCCACCAACAAAATTTAATACCTTTGAGGAAGAAATACAATATATTATCGGGCACACTCGTAGAAATAACTTTATTAAAAATCTTGCATTAGATTTAAAAGGTAATACACTTATCCTATATGCAAGAGTTGAAGGTCATGGAGAACCTTTATATGAATTAATAAATAATAATAACATTATTGAAAATCGTCATGTATTTTTTGTTCATGGTGGAGTAGACACAGAGGACAGAGAAAAGGTTAGAGAAATAACTGAAAGAGAAAGTAACGCAATTATCGTAGCATCATATGGAACCTTCTCCACAGGAATTAATATTAAAAACCTTCATAACGTCATTTTTGCTTCTCCGTCTAAGTCTAGAATTAGAAATTTACAATCAATAGGAAGGGTCTTAAGAAAAGGAGAACAAAAAACCAGAGCAACTTTATATGATATTGCTGATGATATCAGTTACAAGTCTCGTAAAAATTATACCTTAAATCATTTAATAGAAAGGATTAAAGTATATAATGAAGAAAAATTCAATTATGATATAGTAAACATACCGCTAAGGAAATAATGGGAGAAGAATTTTACGCAATAATTAAATTAGTATCTGGCGAAGAGATAATGTCTTTGGTTATGGCAGATGAAACCGAAGAAGATACTATATTGGTATTACAAAATCCTTTAATTATGAAAATGCATCAGAATGGACAAGGTTATTATATTAAAGTAAAACCTTGGATAGAATTAACTGATGAAGATTGTTTTATGATTAAATTAGATAAAGTTATTACTATGACTGAAACTACTGATGAAAAAATAATTCATGTATATAAAAGATTTTTAAAGGATTCTTCTAATGAAAATTCTATTCATATTCCCAAAACATCAGGAAAAATTCAACCTGATGTTAAAATGGGTTATATCTCATCAGTAAAAGATGCTCGTAAAAAGCTAGAAGAATTATTTAAGATTAATCAAGAACCTAAAGAGAGCTAATATATCCCTGAACCTCCACAAAGGTTATTGTACTGATATTTTGATACCTTGTCAAGCCCCATGTTTTGTGTTATAATAAAAACAGTTTAAATACGGAAACTCAAATGTCATGCCAAAGAAAAAGTCCGAACATTATGTAAATAACAAAGAATTGTTAGAAGCCATGATTGTTTATAGGGCAAAGGTTTCTGTAGCAAGAGAAGAGTTTATTAAAAAATATCCTGATAAAGAACCTCCAAAGTCTGGGCCATGGGAAGGTAAACCACCCATACCAAATTATCTTGGATCTTGTTTTTTAAAAATTGCAACTCATTTATCTTATAAACCAAATTTTGTAAATTATATGTTTCGGGAGGACATGATATCAGATGGAATCGAAAATTGCGTTCAATATATACATAATTTTGATCCTGAGAAATCCAAAAATCCTTTTGCTTACTTTACGCAGATTATACATTATGCATTTCTCAGACGAATACAAAAAGAGAAAAAACAATTAGATATTAAAACAAAGATTATTGAGAAGAGTGGATATGATGAAGTTATGGTAGTTGATGATGGAGCATTATCTGGTGCGGCTTCTGATTATAATACAATTAAAGATAATATACAGTATCGAAATAATAATAGATGAAGGTTGCGATTATTACAGATACCCATTATGGGGCTAGGAAGGGTTCAAGGTATCTTCATGATTACTTTGAACTGTTTTATCGTGATATCTTTTTTCCTTCTTTAGAGGAGCATAAGATAGATACTGTCATTCATATGGGTGATATATTTGATAGTCGTAAGGCAATTGATTTACAAAGTTTAGAGTGGTCAAAGAGAGTTGTATTTGAACCTCTTAAAAAGTATAAAGTTTTTTCAATTATTGGTAATCATGATTGTTATTATAAAGATACTAATTTTGTAAATTCGCCAGAGTTATTATTGCAGGATTATTCTAATATAAAATTATATACTAAAGCAACTGAAATTGAGATTGATAAATTAAAAATTTTAATGCTTCCTTGGATTAATTCTGAAAATTATGAAGAGACATTATATTCAATCAAAGATACCGATGCTAAGATTGCTATGGGCCATCTTGAGGTTAATGGATTCAAGGCAACTCGTGGACATATGATGGAAACTGGAATGGATGCTAAGTTTTTCAATAAATTTGATAAAGTATTTTCAGGACATTTTCATACTCGTTCTAATGATGGACAAATATATTATTTGGGTAATCCATATGAGATGTTTTGGAATGATGTGAATGATCCAAGAGGGTTTCATCTATTTGATACTAAAACATTAGAACATACTCCAATTAATAATCCATATAAATTATTTTATAACATATATTATGAAGATACTAATCATAAATTATTTAATACTACTGAATATAAGAATAAAATTGTAAAGGTTATTGTTCGCAAGAAATCAAAACCAAAAGAATTTGAGAAATTTATTGATAAACTTTATGCTTCTGGTGTTCAGGACTTAAAGATTGTTGAAAATTTTGAACTTATAGAAAGTGAGGATTTTGAGGTTAAAGAGGAAGAAAATACTCTTTCTGTTCTAAATCGTTATATTGAAGAATCTGAATTTGATTTAGATAAAAATATTGTCAAAGGTATTTTTCAGGATTTATATAGACAAGCTTGCGAGATAGAGTAATGTTTTTACTTACATTAAGAGATAAAAAAGATGAAGGAGCATATGCTGTTGATGATGGATATGGTGATAAAGTTTTATTTTTATTTGAGCATGAGGATGATGCCGAAAGATATGCTATGATGTTAGAATTGGAAAAAACTAATTATAGTGAGATGGATGTTATAGAAGTTGATGATGAGTTGGCTATAAAAACCTGTAAAATGCATAATTACAAATATGCAGTGATTACACCTAATGATATTGTGATTCCTCCCAAAAATGATAAAATTTAAGAAGATTAAATATAAAAATTTCTTAAGCACTGGTCAACACTGGACAGAAATAGATTTTCAAAAACATCATACTAATTTGATAGTAGGTACAAATGGTGCTGGTAAATCTACTATGTTAGATGCCTTATGCTTTGGTTTATTCAATAAACCATTTCGTAAGATTAAAAAATCTCAATTAATTAATACCACCAACGAAAGAGAGTGTATGGTAGAAATTTCATTTGAGATTAATAATAGAGATTATATTGTTAGAAGAGGAATAAAACCAAATATATTTGATATTGAGATGGATGGTAATTTGCTCCATAAACAATCTGATGATAGAAATAATCAAAAAGTATTAGAAGAAAATATCCTTAAAGTAAATTATAAATCTTTCACTCAAATTGTGATTTTGGGTAGCAGTGCATTTGTCCCTTTTATGCAGTTAAGTACTGTTAATCGGAGAGATGTTATTGAGGATTTATTGGATATTAGAATATTTTCTACTATGAATAATTTAATTAAAGATAGATTAAGAGAGAAAAGAGAACAGACTAAATCATTAGATTTGAAGAAAGATAATATTAAAGATAAAATTGTAATGCAAAAGAATTTTATGAAAGAATTGGAGGAGCAGGGTAAAAATAGTATTCAATCTACTAATGATAAGATTAGTTTATTGATGAGTGAGTCTGATAATTATGTATTGGTAAATCAAACATTAAGTGATAATATTTCAGACCTTATAAAGGAACAAGAAGAAGTTATTGGTGCCACTGAAAAGTTAAAGAAACTAAACAATCTTAAGGGTAAAATTACTCAAAAAGTATCTACAATTACCAAAGAACATAAGTTTTTCACAGATAATACGGTATGTCCGACTTGTACTCAGAATATAGAAGAAGAGTTTCGTGTAAATAGAATTGCTGACGTTCAAGATAAAGCAAGGGAGCTAGAGAAAGGTTATAAAGACCTTCAAGAAAGCATCAAAAAGGAACAGGATAACGAACGTCAGTTTACCAAATTATCAAAGGAGATTACTAAACTCAACCATGACATTTCTCAAAACAATACTCGTATCAGTCTCAACCAAAGACAAATCCGAGATCTTGAAGAAGAAGTTCAAAGAATTACCGAACAGTTTAAAAACAGAAATACTGAAAATGAGAAATTAGTAGAGTTTAACGAAACCCTCCAACAGACAATAGATAAATTAGCAAAGAGAAGAGAAGAATCGGTATATTATGATTTTGCCTATTCTTTGTTAAAGGATGATGGAGTAAAGACAAAAATAATAAAGAAGTATTTGC